AAAAATAAAAAAGTATTAGAAAAATCAAAACTTCCAGGTAAGGATTACCTATCTGTTTATAGTTTAGATAATGCTAAAAAGTATAAGAAAACATCAGATTGAGCATATTAACTAATTTTATAAACGGCCTAAGAAAATCATTCAGCGGCAAGGACTATCTCAGAGACATACATCAATGCGACAAGTGTGGCCAGCCAAGCTTCTTTGGGTCATGTCTAAAGTGTGAGACAGACGATGCATACAGAAGGAGTAATGAAAAGGATGTACGATAAAATACAGCACTTTGCAGTAGGGTTCTGTCTTAGTCTAACAGGAATTGTCTTCTTTCCACTCATACTGACAGGATTCATATTTGGAATAGGCAAGGAGCTGTATGATTATATCAGCGGCAGGGGGGTATCTGACTGGCAAGACCTGGTTGCCACGTTCTGTGGAGCAGTGTTTGCATCCATGATAGTAATAACGATAGGCTTTTATGTCTAGACTACCATGTAGATTTATCATGACACAAGTACAAATAAGCATGGCCAAAAACATGAGGTCAGGCATAGACGTAAACGGACAGATCACCAAACTGGGAGAAAGCAGAAATGTCAATCTAAAAGTTGGTGGCACTGTGGTTGTAACAGATGCAACATTGACAGACGACTCAGGTGACATTCAACTGACACTCTGGGGAGATGACAACAAGGGCATCAAAATTGGCAGCAAGGTATCTATCACAAACGGATACACAAACACCTTCAAAGACGTAATATCTTTGACCAAAGGCAAGTTTGGCCAACTGGAAGTAGTGGAGTAATCCACCTTTTTTATAAACTAATAAACGATTAAATAATAATATAACTCATGGAAGAATATGACGACTATGAAGAGTGGCTCAAGATTACACTTACCAAGTATGATGCGGAGGTAACAAGGATTATGATTGACGAGATAGCAACAATAAAGAGAACACAATGCAAGGTATGTGACAGGCCAATGACCAAGAACGAGTGTGAGTGCGACATCAGGGATACGGACTGTTATTACTGCCATTTACAATCACATGAATAGACTTAATAGTATTGACAAAGTAATACTGTTATGGAGATAATACTGAATGAGCCGTCAAGACTGGTCAAATGTTCATGCTGCTCTGAGAGAGAATGGCCTGAGTGCATGAGGTATGACAGGTGCAGGAAATGCCAGTAAAACACTACAGACATTCCTACAAGCTAAATGATGGCCATTGGATGTGCAGTTGCGGAAGGGAAGTATTCCCAATTAAGTATCAAAACACATGGCCCTAAGTAAAAAGTTAAATGTTATTTATGCATACAGATATTGTGAAGCCAGTAGACTTTAGAAAGAAAGAGTTTTATGAATTTCTATATGACTCACTCCCAACAGACCATTACGAGTATGTAATAGAGTTGTTTGAGAAGGGCAACAAAACCAGGACAGACTATGATAGACACAGAGATATGATTGAAGGGATTGGTCATGGATGAACGTTAAGAACATACCGTTCCACCACGACAAGAAAGGTGTGATTAAACTAGGAGATTTATCTAAGAATGAGTTATGCAGGTTTATAGCAGATATGGCCAAGCAGAACCAGTTGCTCATACAGAAGCTTGATGTATGTCAGGCAGCATACGCAAATCATCTGGCAAGCAAAGACGCATTGGAGTGTTCTAGTATATGATGCTCGAAAGCAAGCTGGCCATGGGATTCTGGGGGTTGGTCGGAGTTGTAGCGGCAATATTCTTTTTGTCTGTATACAGGGGGTCTATCTGATGTATCGTTGGTCATGCAGCAAGGAAGACCTCATCAAGCACAGGGATGAGTACAGGTATTTTTTGGAGAAGACTGACAAGCCATACATCAAGTCAATACTGGAGTTTATGATCATAGACCTTGACATACTGATAGCAGAAGCCAAATGATATACCCAGCCTGCGTTAAGGACAGACATATTCAATGCCCAAAGTTATATGGTGGTTTATCTATATGCAAATGTAATTGCCATGAACAAGACAGTATGTAACAAATGTGGCCATGGCATGATGATGCATGGATGCGTGGATGGTGTAGGCTATTGCATGGAAGGCAACGGAGACTGGTGCAAGTGTACTGTAAAAGGCAAGACTTATGAGGAGGAAATTAAGATGCTAAAGAATGAAGGTATTATCTAATGCGTTGTAAGTTATGCGACCATGTGAGTAGAAAGTGTTCTACAACCAAGGCTCATTGTTGGTCTAGGAGTCAGCACTGCTCTGACTGTCATTACTTTGGATCACAGTATAAACGGTCAGTAAAGTTTGATTAATATAAATAACATGATATTATATAGAGAACATGGATGAAGAGCACAGATTACTATCTATCACTAAATCTATTCTAGACACGTTTGTAGAACAGAAACTAAACAGATTCGAATCACTGTTCATACTTGAAGCAGTAAAGGCATCGCTGCAAGAAGACATTATCAAAGAGACATTTGATGAACTAATCAACGATAAAACTCCAAAGGACATACCAGGAATAGGATGACCGTTAAGTTCGGTGGTCTGGACATGGCCATGAGGGTGGACAACTCTGCACTAATCGTACTGAAACTGGAGGATGGCGTACTGGAGCAGATAGGCCAGAAGGTATGGCCGCACATATCACTGGACAAGGTTGCGGCAGATATGCTAAAGATTCAGCACATAGAGAAGATGAAGGCAGTTGGATACGACAGGCTTGGAATAGGGGATGGAGCAAGACAACTGTTCTCCAAGGAAGTGCCGCTAAGAGACATCATATCGTCACAGACAAACAAGCTTGCCATGATAGGTCTGGTCAAGGGTCTGTTTACACAGGAGAAACTGATAGTACACGACAAGGACTTGTTCAGGGAGATACTGGAACAGGAGAAGAAAATCTCCGATGCAGGTAACATTCTGTACCAGCACCCGACAGGATTCCATGACGATAGGTTCTGGGCCCTGTGCTATGCCTGCTCTGTTGCATCATACAGCTTGGCAGGAATACCTAGACCGACTGTGGCCAAGATGAGTATGAAACGTCAGCCATTGGATTTGTTGGCAGACTTGGAACTGGAAAAACAACTAAAGAGTATTTAGAGTATTGATAGTATGTCAGTAATACTTTTATAATCAACAATACAATATAAACTATGGAAAATATAATAAAAGTCAAAGTGTTTGGAGAACTAGCACGCAAAATCGAAGACGGTGAATTGTTCAGAGCTGTCGTAGATTCAGTAGAGGGCAGACCAGTAGTTACACTGGAATCAGTTATAGTAAGAGAGAATGACTAAAATGGAAGGAATAGCCGTTGACCCTCACTGTGAAGAATGTGAAGGAGAAGGATGGGTAGACTATGGTAGAGGAGAAGACGTAGATCAACTCCCATGCCAAAAATGTTACCCGTCACCAAAAGGCCATACTACGACATGGGATGATTTAAGAGATGATCCTGACGATAGGCATGATGATGATTAATCTTAAAACCTTTTAACATATACATTATTAATAATATCATGTGTGAGAGATGTAACGACATCCATGTGGCCCAGTCTAATGGGTCAAGCAAGGAACCATGTAAGTGCTCATGTCACGCATTTGCAGACATAGTAAATCTGTCTACTACCGTATCCACCTGTACGAGTGACGGATGCTCTACCATAAACCTTAATTAGTGTGATTAACGCATATAAATAACATGGCAGTTAAGAAGAGTATAGACAAGCCCTCACCCCGCATGGCTACAGATAATTTTAGTGCTAACAGAAGTATAAATAAAAATAACTCATGGAAGAAACTCCAGGGAGAACAGTCAGAATATCAAGGTATCCAGGTCTTTGCAGCAGTAGACCCATACAAGTCAACAGAAAGAAAGGCATTTAGAAGTGCCATGAACAATCCTTACGTTTATCGTGCATCCAGAATACACGCTACATTTGCAGCAGGCCAGGGCTATACGACAGAGATAGTGCCAAGGGGAGAGGAAGAGATACCAGATGACCAGCTAGACAACTGGCAAAAAACAACCAGCATATTCGTACCGTACTGGAACAAGGAAATGACACCAGAACAAATTTTAGACAAGATAGACAAGATGGCAGTTGACATGGATTTGGGATCCAACGTATTCAACGCATACTTTACAAGCTTGGAGCAGGGCCGATGCGTACTGGCCCTAACGCCACTGGAGACAAACGAGGAAGGCAAGTTCAGGATGCCAGAGCAGATAAGACTTATCAGACCTGAGTTTACGGAAAGGCCTGTAATCAATGAGAATACTGCGGAACTGGAGGGAGTAAGAATCATTGGCGTGCGTTCACCGACTAGAGACAACATACTTCCAAGAAACAGAATGATATACCTTATGCATGGATTCAACAACGAACTGTTCTCTGACTACTATGGAGACAGCAAGGTGGCAAGAATTAGCGATGAAGCCAACACATTAAACATTATACTTAATCAGGATTACGAAAGAGCAGCAGAGTCAGCATGGTACAAACCACCAATCTTCTCTGTTCCAATCCCACCACAAGAATACGGAAACGAAGACGGTGTACTCAATGAGTTCCTGCAAAAAGCAAACGACTCCAAAGGTCAGAGCATAGCGGTAACAGGCCCTAGTGGCCCAGATGATCCAGGAGTTACCGTACTTAACACGCCACCTAGTTCAGACATTGGTGGACTAGAAGTCATTAGAACTGGACTGATCAAGGCCATTATCACAGCATACGGTCTTCCAGGATTCATGCTGTCAGAGGGAGACGTAGGCAGCCTTGGTGGTAATGCAAACATTGAGGAAGTAGACGCATACCTCAACCAAGAGATCAGACCTGAGAGACTTATACTGGAGAGAACACTGGAGAAGCAGTTCTATGATACAATACTATCCGTACTCTTTGAC